TAGTCGCAAACAACGGCAATGCCGAACAGGCGGCCGATACAGCGGACACATAAACAATGCTATTGGTGACAACATTGCTTGATCCATCCAGATATACCCACGTGTTTGTGGACATGGTGGCTGTCACTGTGATCGTGGGCGTCACCGCGCTGGGAGCCTGCGGAGTAACAACAGCAGTCGCCGTCACCGCGCCCGTGGATTTAGCCACATTCGTGAGCACCAGACTAGATAAAGGGCCGAGGGTGTTCAACTGGGCTGCGGTCGCCGTGACCTTGGTGCCGTCGAGAGACAGTTCGCCAACGTTCAACTGTTCGTACTTGGCCGCGAAACAGGCAACCGCCAGCAAACCAACAACCGCGCTAACCATAAATCGTTTCTGCTTCTGCATTTTCTGTCTCCCTTTAAAAGACGTTTTTTCCAACACAACTCAATATCTAACACAACTCCCGCTACTTGTCAAGGAAAATCTTTCACTTTATTTTTAGTAAAAGACTTGTCCAAAACTTCGGGAGCCGTCTCGACGATATCTAAGAAAGTGAGGAGAGTTTTTGCGTATCCCTGAAACTGAATCAGATCTATCTCCTTCAACTCTGGGAATACCTCGACCGCATCATCCCGATTAGCGGCCAACCATTTCACAACGGTCTTGAAGTCCTCGTTTACCCGCAAGTTACACAGGGCTTTCAAGACTCTCTCCCCTGGCATTATAGTCATCAACATGCCATAAGTCCTCCTATTTTTCTGCGTTTGCGGCTTTTTCCGGTTCCGGTTTCGTCATCTCCATATACCCCCGGAGCGCATCGTTCTGCGCGCGGTTGTCCGCTTCCTTGGCCTTGATGCCCACCTGAGGGGTCTTCACCTGCTCAAGTTCCTGGGCCTTCAGGGCGAGGTCTGCCTTTTGGATTTCGATCTGCCCTCGTTTGAATTCGATATCCGCTTGGAGCGTGGCTTGTTTCAACTGGAACTCCCGTTGAATCTGTGCGTTCTGAGCATCCTGTTCGCCGGACACGTTCTTTTCAATCTCCACCTCATCCTGCACCACCTCCTCACCAGCAAGTTCAAGAGACTTAGCGGCCGCCCTCAACATCTTTGCCCGTCCGTTGTAACCCATGATCTTCAAGTCCGCGGGGTTGGCCGTAGCGGCGAGGAAAGCCATCCGCTGTTCGCTCAACTGTTCCTTTACCATGAGGGCCACGGCACCGACGGTCTCCACGACCATATCCCCCTTTATAGCGGGGTCTACGGCGGGATCCATCATATTGGCATCGTAACACCGCTCGATAAGCGGACGAAACACAAAACGATCGATGCCAAGGATGATCCGTTTTATCCCCTTGGCCGCGTTGCTCATCAACATCGACAACCCGGACGAGGTACGTCCGGCCGCAGATGCTGACGGGGTGCCGTAGTTGTACGCGGGCACTCCTGTGTAATCGTCCGCAAGTTGCGTCGCCTTGTCCGAAATCGCCAAGAGTTCCGAAGCGTTGGACGCGGGTTGGAAAAAGGTAATCGGGGGCAGGGTAGAGTTAGACTTATTCAGACACTGCCAAATCTTTCCGGGGAACATACCCGTCAAATCTTCGCCAGGAAGCAGTCGGCTGACGTCGTTAATGACCACCTGCACTCCGCTGGATATAGACTCGTTATTCACCAAGGCACGGAAGGACGCGTTGATCAGACTCTGCAGTTCCTCCATCAACTCGGCAAGACTCTGATACCAAAACGACCCGGGGATACTGTTCCACCCGAACTTGCAATAGGGTTTGCGGTGTAGGGGGTCCTGGTTAAACTCAGAGTATATGATGTGGTTCCCGATAGCTATCGCGCAGATATCGTAAGCGGAGACAGGGTCTATAGGTTGCCCGCGTTCGTCAAGTTCCCACCCAAAGTCCAAGAGTTCCTCACCGGGGACTGAGATCCAAGCCTCAATAGCTTCAATAGAGTCCCGCACAGAGTCGGCTTCTGTCGACTTTTTCTTCTCAAGTTCGGCGCGGTCAATGTCTGTAGCGTCGGCGGTGGGGGGCGCGGCAAGAGCGTCGAACTCCTCCAGCACCGCCATGATCTCCAAGGCGTTGTACCCTTCGACCCCCTGCAACTCAACAAGAGCGGAGCGGGTCAACCGGTATCGCTCGATAAAGTCATCCGTAAAATCCACGGCCGTCGGGGAAGGAAAAGCATCAAAAGGGGACACGCGGTCGAAAGTCTTTATCGGTTCCTGGGTGACGATGATATCGGCCTGTCCGGTCTGCGGATTCACCTGCCACTTCTTTCTCCGCCGCATCCGCGTGATCGGTCCCTTGATAATACCGGCCTTTGAACCAACTACGTCGCACACAAAATTAGAGAACGCATCGAGCCACCCGCCCTCCACCATCTGATCGTGGATGAGGCGCTCCATCCCCTCGGCCTTGCTGGTGGCCTTCTTCATGATCATGTCGCGGACATCATCGACCAGTTTATCCCTGAACTGTGCCGCGATCTCCGGGGATAGGGGAGGAGGAGGCGCATTCGGATCCTGGCCTTCTTGGGGCTGGGCGGCCTGTTGCATAAATTGCTGCACGTTAGCCTGGACCTGCGCGGAAATTTCTTCGATGTCGGAGGGCGGGAGATCGGGAACGGGGGAGGGCTTAAGACCCCAGGTCATGTCAGACTCGGTAGCAAAGATATCCAAGAGCCACGCGACGGCTGCGCGATATTTTACTCCGGTAATTCCCATATAGATATCCGAACCGCCGGCCGCGGTGATCTTGGCGAGTTTGGCGGGGTCGTACTCGGAGTTAATAGCGCGGAGAGAAGCAAGCAAACCATCGTCGATGCCAGAATTCTTTCGGTGGTCCCGGTTTCGCTGGTAGATTTTCGCAAGATAGGCCTCAAGTTTGCCCACCGCGACTTCCTGTTTATCGGTTGTAGCACCAAGAAGTTCGCGGTTACGCGCTTCGCGTTCTCCATTCAGGATAGCCAGCGCTTCGTCCCTGTTTTTTAGACCGAGGAGCTCATTCATAGGAACCTCACAAAGGAGTATGGACAAGTTTCTGTCGTCGTTTAACCCAGGCAGCTACCAGACGCAACCGAGTCTCCGCCGAGGGTCTCTTACCCCGGCGAACGTCACTCATCTTCTTTCGCGTCTCCTCGGACAACACCTTCCCCCGGTGGGCGTCGCCTATCTTTCTTCGAGTCTCCGCCGAAAACACCCTCCCCTGGCAAGCATCCCTTAGTTTCTTCCGCGTCTCAGGAGAACAGTATCTGCCGCGGAGGGCTAAACTTATCTTACGTTTAATCTCCGCGGGCATCGACTTTCCCAGATGGGCCGAAGCTATTTTTCTTCGCGTCTCATCTGAAACCGGCCTTCCGGTAAGGGCTAAACTCAGGTTGCGACGACCCTCTTCGGAGGTAACAAGCCCCCGATGGCTATTGCTCATCTTACGTCTTGTCTCTGCGGAAACCTCGTGAGTAAAAACCCCACCCGCTGATTCATTGTAGCCAAACCGTCCATCGCAACAACAGTAGTAAGCAATCCAAGCCTTTTCCCGGATATCCAGCATATCAGGAAGCGTCTCTTCTAGTATTCGGAACTCAAAACTTTCCCCGCCATACTTGATAAACGAGTTTTGGAGGTGTCTGTGTTTGGACACGCGCCGCGAAAGAGCAACAAAATGATTCTTCCTGCGACGCGCGATGTCTATACTCTGCCCCACATACCGTTTGCCGTTCGCGGTATTCAGAATACAATATATTCCACAAACTTTTTGGACTGACATACCTACTTTCTACCACAACCCAGAGTGCTTGTCAAGAGAAATCTTTTAAGACCAGGCCCCAAAATCCAACACTCGGACATTTCTCCGGGCCACAGAAGATCCCGTCCCAGATAATCCGCCCACTCCGGAAACGTTCGCCACCCCTTTATAATATAGGGCTCCATACTGAACCGCATCTTGGAGATGAGAATACATATTCTTCTCCGGCCGGTCGGTGTACCGCTCACTCCCGCTAACCCGCATCCTTCTATACAGGTAGTGGCCAAGCATGCCCTTCCGTATTACATCACATCGAGGAGACAACTGATAAGCGGGTTTTCCATTCACCAACTTCGTCAAATAATATGTCACCGCTTCCCGCCGCGCCACGAACTCGTTGGTGATGGCGGGTTCCACATCGAAACCGGCTTCCGCGAGTAGTTGAAAACAAGTAACTTCGGTCGTCTGTGATCGTTGGGCCCCCGCCGGATCTCCCGTACATACTAGTTTCAAGTCCGCGTACTCCGCCTTCAGTTTGGGTTTCAACATTTCTTGAACGAACCTTTGAATCCCCATCGCCTCACTTGTCAGTTCATCCACAATATCCAAAACTCCCGTAGGACTCATCTGCATAAACGCGCACGACGCGTTCAACCCGAAGTCAAAAGCCAGGAGAAGCGGAAGGCCCCGGTACGGTTTAATCTCCTCCTTCGCCACGTGCACGCTGTCGTTGAACTCAGGGTAGACCGGTTTCCCGTTGAGCGTGGTCCCGTATTGACCCATGATGAAGACTTTAATCCACTCATCGCTTTTTCCGGACTGCACCGCCTTGAGATAATAATCGAAACCGCCGGGCAAATTGGATATGTTCTCCGCGGGTTCATTACATTGCGGATGGGTACCATCATTAGCCAAATAGTACACAAGCCCATCTTTTGCAATCATTTTAATGAGTGCGGGAGGTTGTTTCCACATCGCGAACTCCGACGGCTTTTCCTTTTCACCCAGCTGGTATATCCAGTGGGAATCGTCTGGCGGATTGCTATCCCATATGACACCGTGGAAAGTTGGTCCGCCTTCAATTTTCGCCGGATACCGGCCTTGACGCATGGTGGACATGTCCAATATGGACTTCGGTATTTCGCCGGACTCATTGATCCATACCATCGTGGACTCGAGAGACTTCAGTCGCACCACGTCGGCGTCCACATCAAGGGCCACAAACATCCATTCCGACTCCACCCGCGTCCCGTCCGCAAGGGGAACCTTCATAATACCGCGGATAGGACTTGCAAGATTGTAATGCATTATAGGTTCAGGAAGCCAATCCATCACAGTCTTCAAAGTGGTGGATGTCAACTGGGGAAAGGTGTTGCGGATCAAGACGAAGCGGGTCTGCCGCACTCCGTTGGCGTTGGGTTTCTGTTCAAGCGATCGGGAGAAGAGTTCCATGACGCACATCACGGACTTTCCGCTACCCACCGGTCCCATCACCCCGCGGATCAGCCGGTTGCTGGCATGAAATTTGCGTGCCGTAGCGGACGGGGCATAGGGCCGCAGGGACGTTATGGTGGGTTGGGTGGCCATTTATAACCGATGTGTTATCCTTCAATGGTTCTGGCGCACTTCCTGTGATTACAATCAAAACACGCGGTGACTAAGTTGGCAACCTTATCCGAACCCCCTAACTTTTTTGGGACGACGTGATCAACCTGCAGCACAACCCCGTGTTTCTCCACACTGCGCCCACAATACCGACAAGTAAACTTATCGCGGTTTAAAACAAAAAACCGGAGTGCTAACGAAAAGTTTCTATGGGGTTGTTTAACCTTTGCCCCGAGAAGATAGAGAGCCTCGGTTATCTTTTTTAACTCGCGTTTTAGAATGCGCCGGGCATTTATCTTCTGCCGGAGTTCCATCGGATCTTCTTTTCCTAGATAATCCGCCTGAAATCTTTTTGACGCGCTCCGATAAATCAAATAATAATACTGATGTCCCTTAATATTCCGGATACACACACTCCCCTTCTCAGGGATCAACTTTAACTGTTCAGTCACAGAATCAAAAGCCGCTTGATATTCGCGGATAAGTTTTGCTAAAACCTCTCTGATAGGGGAAACCTCAGGAAGACTCAAAGCGAAGTCGCATTTAACTGGGGTATCCATATTGATTCCAGATAGTGATCAAAGTTGCGTAGTAACCACAACGGTTATTGGTATACAACAGCCGACGCCTTGCGTCTCCGCTTCCCCCGGCCCGTATACCCAAGTCCCGTGGCGAACTCGGCCAGGCGCTCATCCGGCAGTGTCGGATCAGCCCGGTAACTGTATGCGGCGTCGTTAACCCGTGCCGGGGAAAAGGATTGAGTGTCGGGGAAGATACCCGCGGATGCCCATTCCCCCAGGACCTCGGGATTGAATCCGCCCGGCGAACCTATAGTGCCAAGTTCCGGGTTCATGAAACGGTTTCTGGGGGTCGACGCATACGCGGTCTGCAAGCCACGGTTTGCGGATTGCTGCCGGGGAAGTCCGAACTGTCGCATCACATCGCCGACGATACGTTCCGCCTTCGAGGTGAGGGTGTCATTTCTTCGCGCGTTCTGCCGTATCCGCAGGTTGTCATCGGCCACGGAGTTGGTAACCACAAACTGCCCTTGGGGATCGAAAGGCGAGGGCTGTGCATAACCAAGAAGATCCTGTCCAAGAGAACGGGCGAACGCGGACGTGTTATTTTGCACGTCAAACTTCGGAGGAGTAAAGGGTGACGACGCAACGGCGTTGTTGACGATGCCCGCCCGGGACGCGAACCCAGGGACAGCGGTCCCATAACCGGTATCAGCCAAAGCCTTCGCATCCCCGGTAGATGGTATCTTCGGCAATGTCCCGCCCTTCATTGTGTTGGGGGTGGACGTATAAAGGGATCGGCAACGGAGTTCGCCGGCCGCATTTGTAGCATCGGACGATGTAGTATTGGGGTGTATAGAAAGGTTATACACCTGTTGGTCGTCCATTCCGGACAGATCAGTGTACTTCGGCACGTAGGTGTTCAGTGAATCACGTAGTTTGTATGCCATTGCTGAGGAGTCCTCCCGTATTAACAGGGGTGGGTATTAAATCGACGCATTTTATTTCCGCGTTCTTCGCCAATCGGTCCACCGGATCCCGTTCCAAACCTAAATTCACAGCAAGTACAAATCCGCCGCCAAGAGCCACGGGTGCCGCGTCACGATATTTCGCCGGGTCATTTGCCTTGAGTTGAAGGGACAAGAGAGTATCAGAGTAGTTTGTTTTCT